AATGATAAAGTAACTGCTTTTGAAGCACTACCTACATCATTCATTACATCTTTGATGTTTAAACCAACTTTATTAGTCTGAACAAAGGATTTAAAACTAGCTTCCATATTATCAGTAACAACATCTAATTCTTGACCACTTAATTTTGCAAATTTAGCTAATTGGGCTGCTTCATGAGCACCCATACCCATTAATTCAGTTAATTCAGCAACTTCTCCAATTGTTTGTGTAGAAAAAACAACTGAAGCATTAACCCCTAATTCTTTAGATAATGCTGTTGATGCTCCTATAAGATCTACTAAAGATGTCGCACTAAGATTTAAACCTCTAAATGTATCAGCATTCTGTCCTGTTTGTTGTCTAAAGGATTTTTGCGCTTTACCTAATTCACCGAAAGATTTTACAACTGCACCTAATACAATAGATGGGTCAGATATAGCACCAACTAAAGATGAGAATGCTCCTGATATACCTGCTCCTAATACTTTTATCTTTCCTAACTCATCACCAGCCCTAGCAGCTTCATCAGCTACTTTCTCCATATCTTTTTGGACTTTATCAAGTTTTAAAGCTTTTGCAAAGGGTCCTGCTATAGCATTTAATCCCTTAAGTAATCCACCAGCTACTCCTAATATTTCATTTGATTTTTCACGAAGTGCTATTTCTTCCTGNATTTTTTNAATAGTATCTATTTCTATCTTATAACCACCTTCCCTAGCAAAATATAAGGCTTCTTCAGCAGCTGTCATCTTATTAGATAATGTTACTTTATCTCCTAATGCTTTAATTTCTGTTAAATTAGCTGTTGCTTTTTTCCCTAGATCAGCTAATTGTTTATCATTAAGACGTGTTAAATCTTCTTCTTGAAGAGATAATTTTTTTGATATACCAACTAAAGAATCATATTCTTTTTTTGCAAGAGCTGCAAAAGATTTTTGTTTTCCTAATTCCCCAGATATACTTTGAAGAACCTCAGCATAGTCTCTAAATGAATTTAGACCATCATCTACAGCAGCATTAAATTCCTTTTGTGCTTTAGTATTCTTTTTTATATTATCTCCGGCTCCCATATAGGATTATTTTGTTATAAATATCAAAAGCATCTATTTTCTAGATGCCTTTGTCGAATAACTTGTTGGTGTTGTTCGTTTTGCATTTTTAAGAAACTCAGGTGCAGTTACTTTACCATCTGTAGTTAAAGATTTACTACTACCACTTTGCCCTTGTTGTTTCTTAACAGCATTATTTTCTTCTATATAAAAATTATTTATTTTCTTAAATGTAAAATTACGTAACCATATAGGCATATTATAAATTGTATGCCAATCGTAACCTCCTTTACCATNAAATACTATATCATGNATTTGAGAAAATAAACTTACTCTATACGTCTGCGTCAGGCCAAAAAAAGTTAAGCCCTATAGGGATGGTGATGTCCTCTTCGCCACCCTTCTATTGTATCTATAGGTATTTTTAAATTAACATCTGGTTGGAAATCCCTAACATGGTTTCTAAATGCTCTAGAATCTTGTGCTAAAAAGTAATTATCTACAAAATCTCTAACATCTTTTTTTTCACTTGAACCATCAACTGATACTATCATATATTTAAGACGTGTTGATAGTTCTGGAGAGGAATTTTTATTTATTTTCTTTAAACCTTTTAATTCATTATCAATTGCAGTTTCATCACCATGATTTAATAATTTAAATGTAAGAATTGTTTCTGATTTAGGGCAAGTGAATGGGAATTCATTTTGGCCTTGCTCAAATTTAGATTTATCAAATTCTTTATTTTCTAAAGTTGATAGATCTACTTTAATTGTTTCATTTTTATATGTAAATTCATAATCACTACCATAACCTAATATTCTAGCAGCTATTAATAATGCATTTTTATCACCTACTACTAAATCTTTATAATTACATTCAGATACTATTAATTTTTCTAATAGTTTATCTAATACTGTACCTTTTTGAATATAGGATTGATTAGTTAATATATCTTCTTCTTTAGCAGTCATGTATTTCATTTCTACTTTTCCGGATGATAATGGGTTTTCTTTAAGGTAAACTATTCCATTTGATGGAAGTTCTACCATTTCTGTTGGGAATTTTAATTTTGATTCGCTCATATCTTTTATTAGTTATAACTTAATTTCGTGTATACATATTTAATATAAAAAAAAGCTTGACCAAAGCCAAGCTATTCTTTAATATATGTAATTTCTTTTTTAGAAATTTAACACACAGTAATCCATCCCTAGAGTTAATGAGATATCTTGAGCTTCTGCTTCAGTATCCCAATTAAATCCTTTAAATGTTGCATCTTTAATAAATGCACCTTTTATAATCCATTCAGAAACTACGTCTCCTACAGGACCTAATACATTAATAGTTACATCTTTTTTATAGAAATCACTATAACCATCTCTACCAGTAACTGATTCATGGTGTAATCTAACCCACTCCATAGTTGCTTGTGCTCCTGATGGCGTAATTGGATCATACAATGTCATTGATAAATCAGACCATTTAGCTTTTCCTTTTACTTTTCTATAAGTATTAATGTGATTTAATACTATTTCACCTTGCTCTATTTTNANTTCACCTACTTCTTTAATCATATANGATGGTATACCATCTACATACATTATAAATCTATTGGCAACTTTTGGTTCAAAAGCTGTGAAAAACATCTCGTTTGGATTTACTACTGCCATTTTATTATTGTTTTATTTTATTATACATATTATGTTTTATACTTCTTATGATGGAAATTGAGCTCCAGTTGGTAAAATGTTGAAATCTAAATAAATAAATTCAGCAGTTCTTGTTGGTTGAACATATATTGCACCTACCATTTGGTTTCTATCAACTACATCCGGTCCATTATTTGAAGCATCCATTACAACTTTAAACGCGAATAAACCTTGTCTTTGTTGTACTGATTCTAAATATGGATTTACTTGTGCTAAGAAATTATTTCTTGTAGCAGCTGTATTTTGTTCAAATACTAAATTATCAGCAATTTGTACTATATAATTTTTTAATGCTATTAATAATCTTCTAACGTTTATTCTATCTAAAGCTGATGCTTGTGATTGTAATGTTTTTTGTCCAAATACTACAACTCCTTTTCCTGGGAATGTTGCTATTGGATTAACTTTTCCTGTATATAGATCATCTCTATTAGTTTGAGTTAATTTTCTTTCTGCTTGTACAACCGTACTTAAACCACCTCTATTGATACCAGCGGGAGCGAACCAAGCTTCACTTGTCTTGTCATTATACGCGTATACACCCGGAATCATCGCTGATGGTACCGACCATACCAATCGTCTTGAATCTGGATCCATTATTTGTACCCATGGCCAATAAGATGCAGCATATGAATTATCTATTGATGCAGCTTGTGCTGTTACTTGTGTTACTGATGATTCATAATCAACTAAATCTATTATTGCTATAGCATCTCCTCTTGTTTGAGTATTTTGTACTAACGTGTTTAATGGAGTTGCCATCATTGACGCTGCATAATATAATCCTGGAGCTGTTATAATGTTGTATTTGTAATCATCTTTATTTGCTAATAAATTAAAAGCATCTGTATAAGCCGCCATTTCTGTAGATGCAAATCCTTGAGTATTTGTATCTAAAATTTCATCATAATATCTAGCTGATGCTCCATTAAAAATTCTTCCTTCAGCTCCACCAAATGATCCACTTGCGTTATCTGGAAGGTAAGGTTTAAATGCTGCTTTAGCTGCACCATTATTATCAAAATAATCTGGTGTTTTATAATTTACTTGTTTTACTCTTATGAATCTTGAAGCATTTGCAAAAGATCCTGTAGATTGAATATATAAATCAGCACCTGATCCTCTTCTAGTATCTGTCATATCTCCTATTATTCTAGATATGTAGTTAGATTGATTAGGATCTAATGATACGTTAGGGAATATTTCTAATACCCTTTTAGCTGTTGCTGTATCATTACCTTGTCTAACTATTACACTAAATGTACCTTGAGCTTCATTTCTACCTTGTATTTCCCATCTAACATTATCTGTAGTACCATTTGTTAATGTTCCATTTGATCCTGATGCATCATTACTATTCATTACTACACCATCTGTTAATGTTTCTAATACAAAAGCTTCTGCATCTAATAAATCTGCATCTTGTAGTGTAAGTACTAAATCTGAATTGCCTGTTCCTACTGCTGCGGCACCTGTAAATGTAAGTGCATTACCAACTGCATATCCTGTTCCGGCTACTGCTGTTACTAATGATGTTACACCAAATGCTACATTTGGTCCTCTTGTTTGTCCTCCTGAAGCAGCTCCTAATGTTAATACACAAGCACTTGAATTTTGTAATTGTGTTGATGTTAATGTTATTACTATATCTTGTGTTGAAGCAAAAGCTCCTGTACCAATTGCACCATTATTTAAATCTGCTGTTGAAATTGTTATAGTATTACCTGCAACATAACCAGTTCCAATATTTAAAACTGTAATTGCTGATACGTTTCCAGCACCATCTCCTGTTATTGTAACTGAGGCTCCTGCACCTGCTCCACTTGTTGAACTTTGTGGTTTTGTAAATGGTCCTGTTGTGTTACCAAAACCAGTTAATCCACTAGAAATTGATAATATATTTTGAGCATTTATTAATTGTCCTGTTCCTAAAGCACCTGCTGCTATTGTTAATACTTCACCAGCAACATATCCTGATCCTACACTTGTTGCGTCAACCGTTATTGCTGTAATAGCTGGAGCTGTTGTTCCTGCTACTGTTACATCAAAAGTTGCTCCTGTACCTACTAAATTAGAAGTTACTGCTACGTCTGTATATGATGCAGCACCTGCTACTGTTGTATTTGTTGTTAATTCACCTAAAACATTATCTGAAGCTATTAATTTTCCTAAATCTTGTGATACTGTGTAATCAAAAGTTGCTCCTGTACCTGTACCCGTTTGTGAACTTGCAGCTCCAGCTGTTACTACAACACCTGCTGTTCCACCTGTAGCACCTGTAATAGATCCACTCATGTTAAAGCTATCCTGTAATATACCAGATTCAACTTCGTTTCTTACAGCTGAAGATGTTGCAGCAGTAAATGAACCAGATACTACTCTACTTACAATTAATGATGTACCACCGTTGTTAAAATAGTTATATGCTGATATAGATGTAAAGTAAGTGTATGTGTCTGAACCACTTGTAAACGTACTACCAAAATTAGCCAAATACTCTGAGTAACTTGTTACCATTTTAGGTATGTTTGCCTTACCTAAAACCGTTGGACCAACTATACAAGCTCCTGCTTGTACTGGTTGTGAAGTTATTTGAGATTGATCATTTTCTCTTGCTAATACTCCTGGGGAAATTAATGTTTCTGCCATTTTATGTTATTTTTATGATAAATATACTAAATTTTT